AATGCAGCTGCGGTACAAAGTGCCCAGTTCAGAATACAAACAAATGAATAAATAAACTTAACAAACAAACAAAAAAATGGCTGATTTCTCGTTAACCACCCTTTTTGTAGTTCCAGTAGGGCAAACTACGCTCCCTAGTGCTGGTTCTACTCAGGATCTAACCGCTGGTCAAGTTGGTTTCTTCAGAAACGATTACAGTGTGGCTACAGCTGGCAATATTGCTGCTGCTCCATACTTCTATGTAGCTCAAGGTAGACAAAACACCTACCTACAAGGCTCTAAGCGTTCTGATAAAATCAAGGGTTGTCCTTCTGGTTCAGGTTGCTCATCTAACGTAACTGAATGGTACAAAGTATCAGGTTGCGGTACTCCTGCTGTCCAAATCACTGATGTGACTAATTGGAATGTACAGTGTGGAGAAGTTGTGACTCTTACTCTAAGAGGACACTCTAGTTATCTTGACACCTTGTACTTCAACGGTTTCACCCGTTCAGTAACTGTACAAGCTCCTTGCTGTGATTGTGGTGCTGATCCTTGTGCTGATGTTAACACTAACGCATTGATCAACCAGTTCATCTATCAGTTGAACCTTGCTGCTCCTGGTAACAACCCTGACAATATCACATTGTCTGATTTCTATACTTTCGAAAACGTAGGTGGAACTATCCTTCGTATTTCTGGTAAGCCTCTTACCAAGTATGGCCAGCCTTGCGATATTGCTGCATTCCCTTGGGAATATGACAGAATGTACTTCCGTACTTTCGTTTACCAAGGTCCTGCTACCACTGCTGACTTCATCGTTGCTGACAATTGTGATATTGTAGCTGACCCTGTTGTTGTTCAGAGATCTTCTTACCCAACTGGTACTGCTGAAGAAATTGCTCAACTTGAGAAGAACTTCTACAGCTATCAGGCAGGTTACTTGAAGCACTTGTACAGAATGAATGGCTACAACGAGAACTTTGAGACTTATGTAACTACTGGTACTATTTATGATACCTACTACATCAAGTTCAATCAGTATGATCGTTCTGCTTATCAGTGGGGTGACTATATTTATGAGGATAGCATGGTTATTCTTGCTGCCCCTAATGCTGCTACTGCTGGTAACGCTGGTATTGCTGCTGCGGTTGAAGCTGTTCTTGAAGCTGCTCTTGGTACTGTAGTTGACAACAATGTTTGTATCACTACTACTACCACTACAACTTCTACACCTCCAACAACTACTACCACTACTAGCACTTTGATTCCTTAATAGTAGGTAAGTTAAAATTTCTACAACCTATGCCAGAGGGTGAGAGGATTAGTTCTCAAAATCCTCTGGCATTTTCTTTATAACTCCCATGCCAACTCTGCAACTAGACATTCTCGTAGTTCCAACATACAACACGCTAACGCTTGCTGTTGCTGATGCTTCTACATATCCAACTACACCACCAAATGTTACATCTCCATCTATTGAGATAAATGTTCCTAACTTTGGCATAGTTAATATTCCATTTGTTGTTAATTCGTTGAATGTATTCACAAGTGTTAACTTAGGAATTTCAACAGTTACTAACGACCCACTTCCTGATGGCATCTACTATCTAAAGTATTCAGTGGCTCCAGCAAACGTAAACTTTGTTGAAAGGACCATCATGCGTGTAGAGAGACTTCAAGAGAAGTTTGATGGAGCATTCATGAGACTTGACATGATGGAGTGTGATAGAGCAATTAAAACACAATCTAAGGTGGAGCTTACAACTATATCATTCTTTATTAACGGGGCTATAGCAGCTGCAAATAATTGTGCTACAGTTGAAGCAAATAGATTGTATCTTCAAGCTGACAAAATGCTGAACAATTTCTTAAGAAACAACTGTGGATGTTCAGGAAATAATTACGCAACAGTAACAACCTATTATTAATATGGCAAAGTGTTCAAGATGTGGAGCAAGTGTTGGGTGTGGATGCAATCTGAAAAATGGATTGTGTGCATTTTGTGCACAGAAGAAAAAAGATGAAATCACAGTTGTTCCACCATCAGATAAAAACTAAAAGATATGTTACAACCTAGATTAACATCTTGTCCTGAATGTGTTGATATTCCAACATTGTTAGGTGATATTGAATGCAAGATTACAGAAGTTGCAAAGAATCTTTACAACAACACTGTGTTTGCATTGAATATGCCTGTTCCATTTACAACATTGATAGATCTTCTAAACTATAGAAGGATCTTGACATATAAGTATTGTAACCCAGATTACGCTAGTCAATTTAGCGTATGTCAAATAGCTAGTAAAGTAAAACTTCTAAAATATAAATAAATGAGCTGCTCTAATTGCTTTAACGGATGCACAGAAATCATATCTGATCAGTGCGTAAGATATACAGGATTTAATATTCCTGCTCTTGGTATTTCCAATGGTGATACTCTTGCCCATGTTGAATTACAAATTTCAACATTCATAATAGATTTGTCTACAGGTAATGGGATTATTCCTGTTATCAATCCAGCTGATCTCTGCTCATTGGTGAGTGGGTTTCTTCCAGTGTCTGGTGACATTACACTTAATGATGTTATATCAGCATTGATTCGATCAATTTGCGCTTTAAAAACCAGTGTTACAGCAATTGAATCAACACTCACCACCCTTAATGCCAATTACACAATTGGATGTCTTACAGGTGTAACATCATCGTCTGATACACATGACATTCTTCAAGCAGCTATTAACAAGCTTTGTTCAACAGCTACTGATCTAACAGCACTAACACTTAATGTTACAACCAATTATGTTGAGCTGGCTGATTTGAATACGCTTATTCAAGCCTATTTGAATAGCATTGCTCCATCCAATTTGTACAAGAACAACATGGTACCATATATTGCTTATGAATACTATGGTCCTATTACAGGTTTTGATATTACAGGAGCAGGTTCTGGACAATTTATAGATGTGTTCTTGTGTAATGGTAGCAATGGTACACCAGATAAGAGAGGACGTGTTGCTGTAGGAACTACAGATGGTAGTATGGCTGGCTCAATTCCAATGAGTTCAATAGTTAATCCATCCACAGCAGGTAATCCAAGCTATTCACTATTTGGTGTAGCAGGTTTGAACAATGTAACCTTATCAGCTACTCAAATCCCTTCTCACACGCACACAGCTACAGCTACATCAACAGCTACTCCTCACAGTCACTTCATTGCTAAGAGTGGTGCTAACATTGGTGATTTGACAAGTACAAGTCCTCTTGACACTTTATTTGATGCAGGTAGTAATTATTCTTATAATCTTAAAAGTACGGCAGGAACTGCTGATCTAGGGCCAACTAACAATGCAACAGTAAATGTTACAACTAGTGTAGTTGTTGATGTAACAGGTGGTGGACTATCTCATAATAACATCCAACCTACAATTGGTGCGTATTACATCATGTATATCCCATAAAACTATGCCATTCAATACTAATTGCCCAGGATGCGGATCTTTAGGTCCATGTGGTTGCAGCGGTGATCATTGTAATTTTGTATCTTCTGAAAATGTTAAATATGTAGGTCCAAACCTGGCAGGAACAGGAATACAAAGCTGTGATGATCTCACAGTTGCATTACAGAAGATTGACAATGCAATTGCTCTTATAGAAGCACAGATTTCTCCAACACCACCTACAACTACCACAACTAGTACATCAGGTGCTCCAACTACTAGTACAACTAGTACAACAACTACAGGACCTGGATATTATGCTTGGTATTTAGGAGGACTGGCAAATATTGCAAATCCATGCACAGCAGCCATACTTCTACCTATATTGTATACATCTGTTCCTGTACTAGCAAATGGTGTAGTTTTATATACTAACACTGGTTTAACAACTACTTATAGTGGGTATATTTACATAACCAATTTGAGTACTAAGTGGACAGTATCAAGTGGAGGTGTGCTGAGTGCAGCAACTTCTTGCTAACTATTAAATCAAAAAGTGCATGTTCATATACATAACTCTTACATCAGCTGGAGCAGATTCAGGACCGTTCAACCTTTATTCAAATGTTGATGGGTATGTATCAGCATTTGCTACAAATGTTCCTAAAGCAACTTTATTAGCAGGATATGCTGTAACTGCTCCAGCTGGTACAACCACTGTAAGAATATTGAGTGATGGAGTGTGCACAAACTTTATTGACGTAATTGTAAGCACTACAACCACAACTACCACTACGAGTGAACCATTATAAACTAAATTCAAATAAACTCTACTTTATTGGTTTTGTAGGTTTTCTCCCAGACATTAAATGTCTGGGAGTTTTTATTTGGAAAAATGATTAAATTTGAGTAGATATAACTCTGAAAATCAGCAACACAAGATGTCAACATTAAGAAAGCTAGTCTCTGACGTTAGGAGCACGCACAAAATCATATCAACAGATAGTCTCATCACAGACAGAGCAATTGCGTCTGAGGTGCGAAATAATGCACTATTGTTGATAAAAAGAGAAACCAATCTTAGAAAACTCTGGGCAACAGATACACTTTTTACAACAATTCCATGTTTGGAAATGTGTGAGGTTCCCATCTCAGAATGCTGTGATTATGCAGATCCTTGTTCTGTTGCAAGGTCAACATATCAACTTCCTAGAATATCTGAAGGAAATTATCAATACGTTATTCAAGGTGTTTATTCAATAAACGCAATGTCTGGACAAGGCACTAAGATAAAAGAGATAACTGTCAATCGTTATCTCAACCTATTAAAACTTCCTGTTATTAAAAAAGAACAGTATTTCTGGATTTCAAATGGTTATCTTTATGTCAGCAATCCAGCATTACAGGCTGTTAGGTTTGTAGCTCTTTTTGAAGAAGATATACCTAACAACATCATGTATCCTGAATGTGGATGTGGAACTCCAAGTTATACAACTGACCAGCTTTGTCAGAACCCTCTAGATAAAGAGTTTGCTCTTCCAGGATACTTGGAGAAGCAAGTGTTAGACTTAACCTCACAGAAGCTTCTACAGAGCTATTTCAATCTGAAGACTGACATGACTGATGATGGAATAGATGGTCAATCACCAAACTCACCACAATTTAGATGAGAGTACCAATAGATTGGCGAAGTGCCTCAAAAGAAAACTACAATAATTTCAAGAGTGAGAAACCTGAAATAAACCTCTCTTTCGATGACTGGAAGAGAGTTGTTTATGGTTTTAATGAGATGTTTGTTGAACACATGCTTGAAACAGGGGAGAAGGTAAAACTTCCATGTGGAATAGGAGACTTTGCAATCAACAAAAAGAAAAGAGTGAAGACCACAGTGGTCAACGGTAAAGAGTATATAAATCTTCCAATCGACTGGAAAAAAACTAGAGAGAAGGGAAAATACATTTACAACTTCAACTACCATACAGAAGGTTATTATTTTGGATGGAAGTGGTTTAAAAGATCTTGTAGATTTAAGTTTTCTGATTTGTGGTTATTCAAACCAACGAGACAAAACTCTAGATTGATTAACCACTATCTGAAAGTTGACGAGAAGTATCAACATATTTATGCAACATGGAATCGTAATTAAAGATGAGCTATTACTATAAATTTAACTTCGTAAGCCCAGATCCAATCTACTC